CTCTTAATCGCGCGTTTGGAAGCAGCGAAAGCCAATTCTGAGGTAGTAGTCTTTAAGCACAACGACTATGCGTTCGTGAAAGCGGTTGAGCGAATGCACGTTGTTGAGGCCCAGGAAGAGAATCGTGTTGATACCATAAACAAATCTCTTTCTGGAAGCCAGTTGGTAGATTATATGCTAAATAAGGCCCCAATCAAAGAGCCGGTAACGACGAACTGGTATGCATGCCTAAAGGAGGAGCCCGAAAATAAGCCGAAACGCTACCCCGTTAATGAATACGCATTAAACACGCTTAAAGCGATAGGAGGGGGGGCAGCACAAATGGCGCGCGAGCTAAATAGCTACAAGCGCCTCGGCGGGTCGACTCAAGACAGGCTAAATTACGTGGCAGCATACACAGATAATTCAGCCGCTCTCGGCGCAGATCCAACATATTATGTTACATTGAGCCAACTCAGAGTAATAATCCTTAATACAGAAAGAAGAATGCCAATACCGCCACCCCGTGTGGTCATTGAACATTTTAAAATTAATTATGATGCATCATCAGGATTTATATTACATGAGACCGGTCTCACTAACAAGCGCCAGGTCGCCCTCATTTATACCTTCTTGATAAAGCTCACTTACGTGATGCTTGCTCGAGGGATAGTGGGGAAAAATTATATGGAGGAAATCTGGACGGCGGGGTCACGCCCCAAGCTACTGAAATTAGATAAAGCGTTAATTAAGCTGATGAGCGGCACCCCGCTTGCTCGGGTCATTTCTGTATCATCATACTATGAGCAGATAATATCGAGTATTTTATATACAGCCTTGTCTCTCAAGATAATGAATGAGTTTAAGGAGAGGTGGCTCGGTATAGCAATTGGAGTGAATAAACGTTCATCGGACTGGGCACACATTGCCGATAAAATGTCTAAATTTGAAACGGCTATAGTGGGTGATTATAGCATGTATGACCAGACTATACCTGCATCGTTAATGGAGAGGCTAATTGATTTCATTTTTGACACCTACGAGGGAGATTCTAATTTAGAGCTCCTAATGAAGAACAACTATAGAGAGTGGTTTGTCAATAATATTATCAATAAGCATTACCTCGTGGATAATGCATATATA